CGCAGGCACCACGAACGCCAAGTCGTACATGAGGAGCTGCGACTGGCACGTCAACAACGTGCTACACAGCGACCCCGCCACCCTGACGATCCCAGGCCTCACCCCCGGGAACGCCACCAAGATTTGGTTCGACCTAACGCTGATGGCGATCCCTCGTGGTCACGTGGACTACGTGCCGCTCGGAGTCCAGCCAGAGGAGGTCCGGGAGTACGGGCGTGCGGTGTGCGACGCAGCGTTGGGTCGCAAGCCGACGCAAAAGGTGCAACCCAAGAATTTCGAGCGGTACGCCACGCTCATCGATGACGACTCATCCCTAGCCCTCATCACGGCCGCGATGGATGAAGTGGAAGCCGAGAACAAGCGTCAGGCAGACCAAGTCGTCTCCGCTGAAATAGCGAACCTCAAGACAACCGACATCGTGAAGCTCATCGTGTGCGACGGCGAGGCCAAAGATTGCATAGCTGTCGGGCGTGAGGTCACACTGGGACGCGCCCTCACGCATTCCGGCTATGAGTGGGCCGGCCGTGCGATCACGCATTGTGGCGCAGACATTGACGCCAACTACACCGTGCGGCAGCTCACACTCCAGGATGGTAGGGCCACGATTCGCATCGGTCGTGCGCCGCCGACGTGCGACGACCCCGCCGTCCTCGTCAATGCGAGCGAGGCGTTCTACGGTGGCCACGGCGATGCCGGCGACAGCCGGCCGCAACACCCGCCATCGTATCTCCCGTTCGACCCCATCACTGGGTTGGTTACGTGCCCAGACCCCCTCGCCATCGCCTACAGCGGAAAGGAGTACGCATGCAGCGTCGACGGTGACGGCGCCGGTATGTGCTGGTTGATGGGGGGCCAAGGGGTGGTAGAGATACCGGACGCTGCCATGAGTTCCGAGGAGTACCGTTATTTACCAACCCTAGCAGAGTATCCCCCACCATCTGCCTTCACATCCAATCCGTACATGGACCTAGAGCCAGTCACTCCGCTAGCACTACCCCATCCACCTACAACCCCCATTCCGATCCAGACAGAGCGAGGCCAGAAATGGCATTTTCGCAATGATCTGCTGCTCCAGCTCCACAACGACACAGAAGGCTACAACTGGTCACCGGCGGGACACAACGAGTACGTGCAAGCGTTCACAGCGTTCCTAGCCAAAGTGGAGCGGATCAAAGGTCGGAATGCGAAGAGGGCGAGAGAAGAGGCGAGAGTAAGGGAGAGACGCGACCTCGAGTGGGCGAACCACACGATAGACGCGATGCGTGACGACGGGGAGTCGCACCCCGTCACCCCAGAGCTCTACGGGGCCAACGCACAATACCGAGAGATGGAAACGGCGTACCACGACGCCCCTCGGGTGGATCAGGTCATCGTCGGCACGCATGCGTTGCCCACAAAACCGCAGGCGGGAATCGGAAAGGAGTTCTCGTGCCACGTCGACGGTGACGGGGCCATCGGCGGACGAGGGCGCGCGGCGAAAGGGTCTAGACAGTCCGAGGGCGACAAAGCACGTGCCGCGAAGGCGCGCGGGTCCAAGGCGGTACACCGCGCCGCGGTGGCAGAGCGCAAGTCGACCGGCACAGCTGCAGGGACGACACAAACCGCCGAACCGCGAGAGGCGGCCGCAAATGGATTGAGGCCGCCGCTCGTCGACGCGCGACAAAAATTATGCCCCTGTCGAGGCCGCCTGTGCGTCGTCCGCGGGCACACCCATCGGTATCGCAACCCTGTCATCGGATACGAGCGGCGCCAGAAGCAAAGAGCTCAGAAGGCGGAGGAGGCAAAAAAAGGACCGCCCCAGCCGAGAGCGGAGAAGTACCTACCATGCGCGCTGTACTACGCGTGCAATTGCGCGGAAGACGAGCACTACCACACCAACACCCAGATGTGCTGTGGTGGCGACGAGTTGGGGGCAATCAGAGAGGCGGCGGTTATGGCGAGCCTCCACTTGACGCACTCCGGATTGGCTGAGCTTTCCGAGCACCGAGCGGTTAGCGAAGACGCCCCGTACGACGTCAGGTATGAGCCGATCCTGCCATCGCAACGCATGCAACACCCCGAGTACGACGCCCGCGGTCGCATCGCGGACACAAACCTGGTCACCCCGACCGGCAGCACTGTTACCAGTGATCACACCCCGCCGAAAGGCGAGACTGGTGCTGCCGTGATGACGGATGACGAAGAGGAGCGTGTAGCGGCCGCAAACAGACCGGAGAATGGCCGTGGGCCACTCAAACGCGTTCGCTTCGCCGTCGCACCGGACGCAGTCGCTGTGACCGACGAGAAGGAGGAGAGCGGGGCCGACGCCGTCCACGACGAGGACCCGTCGTACAACGCCAGGGTGCGCTCCCTTGTGGAGTCGTGTGCCATGTCCGACGCGGACCGGGACCGCGCGACAATCGCGTGTCGCTGGCACTGCGACAACCGCGATCACCTCGCGCGAACCCTGCGCAGTCAGGAGGCACTCGCGGCCCGCAAGGAGGCGCTGAAGGGGCGAAACTCTAGGCTGGGCGTGGTGACGAGGATAGGCGCCGCGAATCACGAGAACGCTGCGTCAAACATAGCGGCTATACTCCTGGAGATGGAGGTGCCGCCGGAGATCGTGGCAATGGAGGGACCGCTGGGAGCGGCTGGCATGCCAGGACAAGGGGCGCTCCATTACTTGGACGAGGGCAACAGCATCACGCGGATCGCAGAGCGTGATCTACTATACGACGACTTCCAGGCCATCAACGGGCAGCGATCCTTCCTAGTGAACTGGGCATGCACGCTGGGGAATCTGATCTCCCCAGAGTGGACGCGCACAAACCTTGCGCGACAGCGAGGGGCGAAGACGCGGGCCTATGAGGTGAGAGGCTCACAATCCACGCACGCGTCGCGCTTGTCGATTTTTGGGCTGTGCTCCGGCGGTGACGACACCGCCGACTCGTTCAACCGCCACACGGTGACCGACGCCCCGCGCAACCTGATGCTGATGAACGGCGTTCGCAAGTGCTGGGTCAGTCCGTTCATTATCGAGCTTCTCGAGGCAACGCCGCGCGCGTTTCGCCGCGAGGCGATCACCCGAACGAGCACAGCGAACTCGGTATCGCGGCCTAAGTTCGCCCTGTGCAAAGAAACCCTCAGCAACCACCCTGCATTCGAGTTGTTGATTCGTCACGACTACGGGAACGACGCTAGCGGCAACAAGATACACGCCGCGGACGTCGTATCTGACTCAATGCTCTCGTACTGCCTGGACGCTGCTGCCGTGGACACTCAGGCCAGCTCGTCCCTTGCACCGTACCAGAAATCGGATTTCGGGCGTTGCGGGCCATCACCCGCACGCAAGTGATGGAATCATGCTGCCGGCTCGGCACGTCGAGGTGCACAGCGGCGCCGTCAGACCAATACGACCCCAAGCGCTACACAGCGATCAAAGGGAAGGAGTATTTCGTTGACGGGGTCCTCTGCTTCCCCGTGGGACCAGAGCGAGAGCATGGGCTGAAGGCGGACACCTTTTACAAATCAGTGTTCGGGCCCTATTTCCCCACCACAGCAAAGATTTACTGTCGGTGCGCCCACTGCACAAACCTGGCGTTTTCCAGGTTCACAGTGACCCGTGGAACCATCGCAAACGACAACATTTACGTCGCGAACCAGCTCGCCTTCGTCTCAACCCATGGATGGCTCTACGATCTCGTGGCACAAAAAGCGACTGCCTACGTATCGGACTGGCAAGGTATGGAAGAGGAGGCTATTCTGCACGCGGGGGACACGCACGACAAGCGCGTCTCACGCGAGTACGCAATGGCAGACACGATAAGTAGGGGAGAATTGGGAACGGAGGTCTGGCACGGCCGCCGGCCGACGTACCCCAACATCGCATCGATCAAGACACAGGAGAACGCGGACCCGACAAAAGTTCCGCGCATCGTTGTCAATCTCGGTGTTGACGCGTCTCTACAGACCGCATTCCTGTTTGGCCGCCTAAAGAAGGCCATGGCGAGTGAGCCACTGTACCTGTACACGACCTCGGACGAACACAAATCGGCCGAGTTCCAGTTCCTCGCAGCTCCAACCCAAGCGGGTCTGGACGGCGTGTTCCGCAAACTCCTCAATCCAGAGACAGATTATTACCTCGCCTATTTCTCGGACGATTCGACGATGGTGGTCAGGGTGGACGGTGCACTCCACTGGGTCGACCTCGACATATCTAAGTGCGACAGCTCGCACCGTGACGGCATCTTCAGCGCACTGGTGCGTTCGACCCCGCGCGAGCTGCGAGGTGACGTCGAGAGAGCGATCGCGCAGTGCGACAAGAACACGATGATCAGGAATCCCGACGATACTCGGCAGTATGTCGTCCTCAGGCCACGCGATCGGAGGATGCCCTCAGGCTGGGGCGGCACCACGCATTTGAACAACGTCGGGACTATCTCGGCGGCCACGGCGATAGTGGAGGCTGGCGCAGTGGCAGTATCTGACGTCATCAAGGCCGCGGCGAGGGCTGGGTACCTTATTAAGGCGACGCGCTCGCGAAAGCCCGAAGAGATCCAGTTCCTCAAGAACTCGGTAGCGCTCGACATCACCGGAGAGTACCATGCCATCCTCAATTTTGGCGTCTACCTGCGTGCATCTGGGTGTTGCAAGGGGGACCTACCCGGGTCAGGCGACTGGCGTCCCAGGGCACGTGCGTTCCAGAAGGGTCTCATTCAAGGGATGTTCCCCCGTTGTCATTGCCCGGCACTCACGGCCATGAGGCAAAACTTCGCCGATGCGGACATCACCGCGCCGATGCAAGCTTTCATCGACAAAACCTGCAAGCACAAGAGGTCCGATGAGGGCAGACACTTCTATTTCACCAACGAAGCGTTCTTCGAGCGCTATTCGCTGACACCGAGCCAGTTGCTCGAGTTAACAGCGATGATGGCCGAGATGAACGTGGGAACCTACCACAGGTGCGAGGCCACCGACAAGATCCTGGAGAAGGACTACGGGATCACAGGCAACTAGTGTCTCGTGCGAGCACCACTATTATGCAACAACCAAACATAAACTATAAACCACATAACGAAGGCTCCGGCA